CCTGACGAGCCTCCTCGTTGGACTTAGGAGTTAATATGGCATTAACAGCAAAGCAAAAGAAACTACCAAAAGCTCTACAAAGAGCTATTCTTGCTAAACAAAAAGGCATGGGCAAGAAGAAAAAGAAAAAGCGTGGAAAGAAGAAAAGAAGTAGAGGCTAGTTGGCTTACTTATTTTCATTCCATTAAAGATGTCTGCCCTTGGAGTTATAATAGTTACAAAAAGGGCAGAATCTTAATAACAGATTTTAAAAAAGATAAAGTTATAAAAACCGAACAAAACTGGAACTTAGATAACTATGATGCAGTAGTTTATATAACAAATATGTCAGTTGATAAACTAGATAAGTTTGTAGAGAAAAGAAATCGTAAACAAAAGTTATGTGAATATCTTTGGTCTCACCCAAACTTTACAAAAGGTGGTAGCAGACAAACAATGCAACCAATAATTATTCAACAAGACAGAGTGTTCTTAACAGAACTTAGGAATAAGCGTGGCTAGAAAAAGAACTAGAAGAAGAACAAAAAAGAAAAGACCTGTACCTACTAATAAAGCTTTATATGCTAGAGTTAAAGCAGAAGCAAAAAGAAAGTTTAAGGTATACCCTAGTGCATATGCAAATGGCTGGCTTGTGAGAACTTATAAAGCACGAGGCGGCAGATATAGAATGGGATAATGGCTATAAACAAACGAAAACATAAAACTTATATTAAAAAGAAAGATGTTTATAAGTCAGCAGGTGCAGCAAGAAAAGCTGCTAAAAAATATGGATTAAAAGGGATTCACTCTCATGGCAGAGGAATGAATAAAAGATTTATGCCAGGAAGTTCCCATGGGGCTTATTTAAGAGCCGTAAAAAGGAAAAAGAATGGCAAAACCTAAAGGTGGATTAACTACTTGGTTCAAAGAGAACTGGGTAGACATTAGTCGTAAAAAGAAAAATGGTAAACACCCGCCTTGTGGTCGTAAAAAAGCGAGGACAGCAAGAGGAGGATATCCCAAGTGTGTCCCTCAGCGAGTAGCGGCAAGAATGACCGCAAATGAAAAAAAGTCGGCAGTCCGTAGGAAAAGAGCAAAAGCTCAAGGTGTTGGAGGGAAACCCACTAACGTCAAAACTTTTACTAAAAGGAGGCGCCGAAGAAGGAGATAACATGCAAGAGTTACTAGACGAGATTCGAAGAACTCATGAATTGGTAGAAAAACTTCAAACCAAATATGAACAGAGACTATTATGGAGTAAAGAACTTCAAAAGTCTTTAAAATTAAATAACACAACAGAAATTAAGAGGTTAGTAAATGTTGAAGAAAAGTTGGCTAAAAATTAAAGAATACTTAAAAAAGTTCTGGGACATACTTATCGGAAACGATAAAAACTGGGACGGTAAAGTTGATATTAAAGACGATTTAATAAAAGCAAAAGAAAAAGCGCAAGGCGCTAAGTAACGGAGAGAGCTATGGCTAGACAAGGAGGCTTTTTAAGCGGACCTACTGGTGTTCACAATACTCAAAAAATTCGTAAGCATAGATTGAATCGAGGAGTTACTCGTGATATGAATGCTGCGGCAGGAGTTCCTGTGAATTCGAAAAACCCAAACTCTATGGAAGCGTTCAGATACTCTGCAGCACCAAAAGCTATCGGACCTAGATTCGGTAAAACTGCAAATCCAAAACGAGCGAGATTCCCTAGAAGAAGAAGATAATTATGGCAGAAACTATACACAAAAAACAAGCATGGCTAGATGAAATGGCAGCTATAGTACAAAAAGATATTAATACTTTAGAAGTGCTACAGAGAGCTAGAAAACTTAATAAGAAGGAAGCTAACTTCCTGCAACTATGTAGTGCTTACTTGTATTTATACAAAATGGCTGAACTCAAGGAATTTTTAAGTCCTGTATTGAGTGAAGATGAAGATGAAACTAATTTCGAGACAATACATTGATTGAAATTAGTAGAAGTGATATAGTTTCTGACTACTTAATGGAGTTTGATAAAGAAGAAAGATTTATCAAGCTTCCTATAAGTTCCTACTTAGAATTATTAGGAATAGACCCTAATACATCTCAAACTGCACTTATTAATGCAGTAAGTAATCCCAAGTACAGATTTATTTGTGCCTCTGTAGCTAGAAGGCAGGGTAAAACTTACATCTCAAATATTATAGGACAGTTAGTATGTCTTATACCTAATAGTCACGTACTATTAATGTCTCCTAACTATTCACTATCACAAATCTCTTTTGATTTACAAAGACAACTAATCAAACACTTTGATTTAGAAATGTTAAGAGATAATGCTAAAGATAAAGTAATTGAACTTTCTAATAATTCTACTATTCGTATGGGGTCAATTAATCAGGTTGATTCAGTAGTTGGTAGAAGTTATGACTTAATTATTTTTGATGAAGCAGCACTAACTGATGGTAGAGATGCTTTCAATGTCGCACTAAGACCTACACTTGATAAAGATAATTCAAAAGCAATATTTATATCTACTCCTAGAGGTAGAAATAATTATTTTGCTGAATTTTATCACAGAGGATTTAGTGATGAGTTTCCTGAGTGGTGTTCTATAAAAGCTACTTGGCATGAAAACCCAAGAGTATCTGAACAGGATATTATTGAAGCAAAGAAAGGAATGTCAGAGGCTGAGTTTGCTCAAGAATATATGGCAGACTTTAATGTATTTGAAGGTCAAGTATGGTCGTTTAATCATGAAGAATGTGTAGCAGACTTATCTGAGTTTGATACTTCAAAGATGGACGTATTCGCTGGACTTGATGTTGGGTATAAAGACCCTACTGCATTCTGTGTAATAGCGTATGATTGGGAAGAAGAAAAGTTTCACTTAGTAGATGAGTATCTAAATAGTGAACGAACTACTGAACAACATGCTGCAGAAATAAGTAAAATGATTGACAAGTGGGATATTGACTATATTTATATTGATTCTGCAGCACAACAAACAAGATTTGACTTTGCACAAAATTATGATATTAGTACTATAAACGCTAAAAAATCAGTACTAGATGGTATAGGTCATGTTGCAGGAGTGATAGATAATGATAAACTTATTGTAAATCAGACTTGTCGTGAATCACTCATGGCATTAGACCAGTATCAGTGGGACCCCAACCCTAATTTATTAAAAGAAAAGCCGAAGCATAATCAAGCATCGCACATGGCTGATGCAATTCGATATGCCTTGTATACATTCGAGACTACAGCGACAAGTTTTTAAGACCCCTATCAAAAATAACATTTGACATTATATGTTATTTTTGCTATAATTCTAAAAAGAGTAAAATAATGAATTTAAAGAGAGATTTGGTTAAATATGTTCGAGACAAAGCTAAATCAAGATACCGTAAGAATAATAAATGTTATATCTGCGGTGAAACCGAAAATTTAGATTTTCATCATTTCTTTGGACTGACAGAACTTTTAGAGCATTGGATTCAGAAACAAGGTATAAAAGTTGAAACTGAAGAAGATATATTAAGTGCTAGGGAAACATTTATAGAAAAGCACGAAAAAGAACTTTACGATGAAGCTGTGACGCTGTGCCATATGCATCATTTACGATTACACTCAATTTATGGAAAACGACCTAAATTAGTCACGGCAATGAAACAAAAAAGATGGGTTGAAAAACAGAGAGTAAAATATGGCGTGGTATGACAGATTTTTAGGTATTGAGAGAGAGGAAAAATTAAATCCTGCTCAATATACTATTGCAAGAGACGAAGGTCTCTCTGTAGATACTCGTGAAATAAAGTCAAACTATCGTTCAGCATATGAACAACTAGAAGTAGTAAATAGAGCTGTAAATATGATAGTTGATGATGTAGCAGAAATACCTTTCTCTGTTAATGCAAAGTTAAGAGGAATGACACCTGTTGCAAGAGATATTAGAAGGTCAAAAGTAGATATACTACTTAATAGAGCACCAAATCCTTTTCAAGATGTTAGTGCTTTTAAAAGAAATTTAATTATCGACCTAATAATAGATGGAAACATATTTATCTACTATGATGGTGCACACCTTTACCATTTACCAGCAGATAAAGTTAAAATCTATACTGATGATAAAACTTTTGTAGAAAAATATGAATTTGATTCAACGATAGAATATTCAGTCAATGAGATAATTCATATTAAAGAAAACAGTTTTAATTCAATTTATAGAGGAGTACCAAGATTAAAACCAGCGTATAGAACAATGGTTCTCTTGGACAATATGAGAAGTTTTCAAGATAACTTCTTTAAAAATGGAGCAGTCCCTGGATTAGTATTAAAAAGTCCAAATACTCTTTCTGAAAAAATAAAAGAAAGATTGTTACAAGCTTGGAGCATGAGATATAATCCTAAAACTGGAGGTAAAAGACCTTTAATTCTTGATGGTGGACTTGAAGTTGATGATTTAACTAAAGTAAACTTTAAAGAATTAGACTTTCAAGAATCTTGCAAAGCAAATGAAAAAGTTATACTAGAAGCACTAGGAATACCACCAATCCTTATGGACGGTGGTAATAATGCTAATATTAGACCGAATCATAGGCTTTATTACTTAGAAACTATATTACCTATAGTTAGAAAAGTAGCATACGCTTTTGAAAGATACTTTGGTTTTGAACTTGCGGAAGATGTAACCAGAATCCCTGCGTTACAACCTGAGTTGAGAGACCAAGCCGCCTACTACGCAACTCTTGTTAATACAGGTATTATTAGCCCGAATGAAGCAAGAGAAGCACTAGGCAAAGAACCAGTTGATGGATTTGATGAACCAAGAGTACCAGCTAATATAGCAGGTTCTGCGGTAAATCCCGAAGAAGGTGGAAGACCACCACAAGACGAGGAGAATATAGATGGCGAATCCTAAAATGAAAACATTAACAACTCTTGGCGAGTATTTTAAAAAGAAAGGAAAAATTCTTTCTATTTCAGAATACCAAGCACAAGAGGACGCTCCTGTTAGAGTACAAATAGTTAAAAGAACTTTTAACTCTTGGGCTCGTATGGTCAGCATGTTAAATTACAACTTACCTGAAGTGGTAGATGCAATTAACAAACCAAAAGCTGCACCGAAGAAAACAGTTGCAAAAGCTACTAAAAAGAAAGGAGACTAATCATGAATAAAATATTTCATTATACTTCTACTTTTAAAAGTTTAGGCGAACAAGATGATGGTAGTATAGACATTAAAGGGTCTGCTAGTACCAACGGTCTTGACAGAGCTGGAGATATTATCGAGGCAGATGCTTGGACTAAAGGTGGTTTAGAAAACTTTAAAAATAATCCTATTATATTGTTTAATCATGACTATAATAAACCTATTGGAAGAGCAACAGGTTTAGAAGTGAATGACAAAGGATTAGATATCTCAGCGAAGATATCTAAAGCAGCGGGCGATGTTAAAGATTTAATTAAAGATGGTGTCCTTGGAGCTTTTTCTGTTGGTTTCAGAGTGAAGGACGCTGATTATATGACCGAAACCGACGGATACAAGATAAAGGACGCTGAACTTTTTGAAGTTTCTGTAGTATCAGTACCTTGCAATCAGGGAGCAACATTCTCTCTAGCAAAGTCTTTTGATAATATGGACGACTATGAGGAGTTTAAGAAGAATTTTGTAAAGGCTAACTCAATGGACTCAGCAGACGCTGTTGAAATTGAGCAGCCAAGCGAGGAGAAATCCTCAATTTTGGAGAAAAATATGTCTGAAGACAATAAAACAACTCCTGAAGGCTTTGACCTTGAAGCATTTGCAAAACAAGTAGCAGAAGATACTGCTGCTAAGATTGCTATGCAACAAGCTGAGCAGAAAGCAAAAGAAGCTGCTGAGGCGGAAGAAAAATCTGTTGAGGAAGCTGAAGTGAAGGCTGCTGAAGAAGCAAAGCAGGAAGAACAGAAAACAGTTGTAACATCAGTTATGACTGGAGCAGAAAAGCTAATTTCTGATGTTGAAGATAGAGTTCTTAACAAGCACGAAGATTTAGAGACTGTAATTAAGTCTTTAGAGTCTGAATTAAAAGACAGAAGTGCTGAAATAGAAGCTATGAGAGAATCTAAAAGGGTTTTCTCTGACAGAGGAAATAGTGACTGGAAAAAAGCATTTGAAGCTGACATTATGGACGCAAAAATGCTTGGTCTAGCTACTGGAAAAGGTTTTGAAACTGACCTTGCAAAATCAGTAATGGAAAAAGTTAACGCCATGTCTGGTGTTGGTGTTTCATCTGCTGACTTTGAGCAAGTTGTTTCAACTAACATTGAAAGAGATATCCAGAATGAATTAGTATTAGCACCTCTATTTAGAGAGATACCAATGACTTCTGCGACTCAAATCATTCCAATCCTACCTGACTCTGGTTACGCAGAATTTACTGCTAACCAAGCTGCTAGTGGTAGTTCACCACATGGTAACTTAGCTCAGAGAGGAGACGCATACAACCCAGGTTCAGCGGGTGGTATCGATATGACTGAGAGAACACTCTCAACTAAAAAATTAATCTCTACTTCCTTTATAGGAAATGAAACTGAAGAAGATGCAATCTTGCCTATTCTTCCGTTAATTAGAGAGTCAATGGTTAGGTCTCACGCTAGAGCAATTGAAAACGCTATCTTAGTAGGAGATGACGCTGATGGTGCATTCGGAACTTCTGGAGCATCTTTTGAAGGACTTTGTCACTTAGCGGCAAACGATTCAAACACTACACAGCCAAGTGGTACATTTGCTGCTACTGACGCTGTTACTGCAGCTGACTTACTAAGCTTAAGAA